TGATTCATCAACAGCAAGTAACACGCAAAATGCAACACAACAAGCTTACCCTTTCCAGATTTTAGGATCTGCTGAGGATAACTTAGAGTACACTGCAGTTGGAACTCCAATGAACGTACTTGTTAAAATTAACACTCATTCGTGGGGTCGCTATGATGGCAACTTCCCGACTGCTTAATTGAAAGGTAGTATACAATGGCTATAACTAGAGGTCAGTTACTTAAACAATTAGTACCGGGCTTGCACGCAATCTTTGGAACGGAATATAAACGTTACGAAGACGAAGCAGCGATTTTGTTTGAGAACGAAAAATCAAATAGAGCTTTTGAGGAAGAAGTACTCTTCCCAGGGTTCGGCGAAGCATCAGTAAAATTTGAAGGTCAAGGCGTAAATTACGCTAATACAGGTGAAGGTTGGGTAGCACGCTACACAAACGAAACTGTAGCAATGGCTTTCTCAATCACTGAAGAAGCTATGGAAGACAACTTATACGACAAGCTGTCTACCAGACTAACAAAAGCATTAGCTAGATCAATGGCTGCTGCTAAACAAACTAAAGGTGCGGCTGTGTACAATAACTCGTTTACGGGTGGTGCATTTGCAGGTGGTGACGGTGTTTCATTAATTAACGCTTTACACCCACTTCAAGACGGATCACAAACTGCTGGTAACAGAAAAGGAGCTAACACTCCTACAGTTCAAGCTGAGCTTTCAGAGACTTCTCTAGAGCAAGGTTTAATTGATGTTGCTGGGTTTGTAGACGACAAGTCTATTCCGATTGCTGCACAAGCTAGAACTCTTCACATTCCAAGACAATTGGTATTTGTGGCTGAGAGACTAATGGCGTCTCCATACAGAGTTGGAACAGCAGACAATGATGTCAACGCAATCGTATCTACGGGTATGGTTCCAGGTGGATATCATGTTAACCATAGATTTACTAACAGTAAATTCTGGTGGTTAAGAACTGATGTACCAAACGGTATGAAGCACTTCACTAGAGCTCCAATCGCAACTTCAATGGAAGGTGACTTTGAGACTGGTAACGTTAGATACAAATCTAGAGAGAGATATTCATTTGGATTCTCTGACTGGAGAGGTCTATACGGTTCAAATCCAGCCTAACGGCTGAGGGAGGGGGTAATTAAGTTTGCCCCCTTTCCATACTAAACAACCTATTGACTGCGTAAGCAGACAGAAAAACAAGGAGTAAGACAATGGGAACAACAACTTTTTCGGGACCGATTAAAGCGGGAACGATATCAAACACTACAGGAACTACTGTTGGAGATAATGTCAAAAACGTTGGTTTTGTAAAAATGGCACAAAGCGCAAGCTGGAGTCAATCAACTACAGCTGCAGATACTGGAATTGTACTTCCAGCTAATAGCCAAATCACTGAAATCATTATTAATATCACAACTGCATGTGATGCAGCTAATATTTCTATGGGCACTACATCTGCATCAACTGAATTATTTTCTGCTTTAGCAGCTGGAACAGCAGCTAATGTATTTAAATTTGGAACTGGTGGTACAATTACTGATGGTGATGCTTGGGCTGATATAGGCACAAGTGACTTACCAATTTATATTGACTTTTCTGCTGGAACAAGTGGAAGAGGATTTGTAACAGTTGAATATATTCAAAATATAAACAACGCGTAATAAATAATTAGGGGAGGCTTTGGTCTCCCCATTTATAAAGGATTAAAAATGACATTTCAAACAGATGCTCAAGTAACTAATATAGCAACAGGGGCTACGGGGGCAAACGCGACTAGTGATGGTCAAGTAGCTGCTGTACATCCGCAAAGATTTTTAGGTCTTAGTTTAACTGCAGGAAGTAATACAGCTACTGCTGTTGTCCAAGATGCTAACTCGGCATCAGGTGCAGTAATAGCAAGATTATCTGCAGTAGCAAATACAACTACTTCACTTAAAGCACCACGTGATGGTGTGAAAGTATCTACAAATTTATTTGTTACAGTAACAGGCACAGCTTCTAACGCTTTAATTTATTGGAATTAAAATGCCAGAAGTTTCTAAATACGATTTAGAAATACAAGAACTTAAAGGTGAAATAAAACTTTTAAGCGAGCGTATCTCTACAATAAAAGATAATCATCTTCATCATATTGAAGAGAAGATTAATGGATTAATAAAAGTAATGTATACAATTGGCTTTATGGTTCTAGGTCAGTTATTGTGGGTATTAACTCGCGCATTAATGTAAGGGGGCAACTTGGCTAGTTCAGGTACACGAACATTTAATCTGCAGATTGCAGATGTAATACAAGAAGCTTATGAACGATTAGGAGTAAGCTCTAAAGGTGGTTATGATTTAATCACTGCTAGACGTTCTCTTAATTTATTAATGATCAAATGGATTAATCAAGGCGTTAATCTATTTACACTACATCTACATACAGTAGCAGTAAACTCATTTAACAATACAACATATCCTACATTTGACTTAGCAGCAAATGGTTATTCCGATATATTAACGGCAGCTTGTCGTGATACTGATGCAACTCCAGATCAAGACATTGAGATGGAAAGAATCAGTTATGCTGATTGGCTTTCTTATCCTAATAAATACTCAACAGGTACTCCACTTAAATTTGCAGTAGATAGAAATGCTGAGTTTAATTCTAGTGGTGTAGATAATCATAAAGTTTATCTATGGCCTGGGCCAAGTGAAGATAATAGATATGAAATAATTATGTGGGCTATTAAGTATGGAGAAGATATAACAGATAATTATTCACAAAATGCAGCTGTACCTAAAAGAATGCTACCAGCATTGATTAGTGGTTTAACTGTAGAACTAGCAAACAAACACCCAAAATTAGTAGACATAAACAGAAGACAAGAACTAATACAAATGTATAAAGAAGAATGGGAATTAGCTAGAGAAGAAGATAGAGAACGTGCAAGTTTTTATGTGACGCCTAAGGTTCGTGGATATGCGTAATGGGCAAATACGCGAGGGGTAAACACGCAGTACTAATCGACGACCGATCAGGTTTTAAGATTAGGTACAAAGACGCTCGAACAGAGTGGACAGGATTTAGAGTATACAAGGGTGACTGGGAACCTAAACAACCTCAGTTAGATCCTGAAATGTATATTCAAGGGGGAGACTCTAGTGTTTTATATAAACCTAGACCTCCTCAAAGTACATCGGATACGATTGTATCTCTTGGACCTTTACATGGTAAATTTTCAGGACAATGTGCAGCTAACTTAGGAAGAGTTGTCATTGGTGCAGGAGAAGATGCCTTAGGTTTCCAAGCTACTGGTGTATTAAATAGTACTGGTATAGCAATTGCGGTTGTATTTCCAATACCTACTGAAGCTTGGCAACAAGCAACAAGTGCATTAGGTAGTGTAACTATAGCAGCTACGGAATCTGCAGAAGGATTCCAAGCAACAGCTAGTTTAGGTAGTGTCGTTGAAGCTTTGATACAACCTGTATCATTGTCTTCTGCAACTGCAACTCTTGGTTCAGTAGTATTAGCTACTGTTGAAGATGCTGAAGGGTTCGCAGGAACAAGTACATTAGGAAGTGTAACTCTTAATGTATCAGAAACTGTTTCTGGAATTGAACTAGGGGCTATGACTGCTAGTTTAGGTAACACTGGATTGTTCTTTAACACTACAGAAATACCACCAGGATTAGCAGGTACAGGTGGATTAGGTTCATTAATATTTAATGGAGCTCATCCAGTGACGATGTCACAAATGACATCAACATTGGGAAGTGTTACACCTGAGGTAATAACTGCAGTACCAGTTACACTGTCAGGAGCGACAGCTACACTAGGTACAGTTACAGTAGTAACTCCAGGTTGGGGAACTTACCTGTGGGGTACAGATGAATGGGGTAATTAAATGGGATTAACATACGTACAATTAAAACAAGCAATCCAAGATTGGACTGAGAATGATGGTACAGAATTTACTACAGCTACAGGATCAGGAATTGCTCCTATTGATGTATGTATAGCTAATGCAGAACTAAGAATTATGAAGGAGTTAGATTTAAACGCCTTTAGAAAAACAACTACTATTGCATCAGGAACAGCTACAACAGGTGTAGCTATGCCTCAAGATTTAGTAGTATTAAGATTTTTACGTATTCAAAATGGTGACATGCTTTACCTAAAGGATGAAACCTATATACGTGAATATACTAAAAACCCAACGACAGGAACAGGTACTCCTATATACTACTCGTACCAACGTCCCGGAACAGCCTATACAACTTCAAATAGGCACACAAATATTATATTTGCACCCACTCCGGGGGTTGACACTACGTGTGAAATAGGTTATACTTATCATGTACCGGGTTTATCAGCTAGTAACGCAAATACGTATCTAGGTGATAATTGTCAGGATACTTTATTATACGCTTGTCTTGTTGAGGCGGCTACATTTATGAAGGATCAACAGCAATTAACCAACTACCAACAATTGTATGAACGTGCAGTTCAAACGTTAGGGGTAGAAGAACAAGTAAGAATGAGGAACACCGAACTGTACAAAGGTGAACTTCGAACATTAGGAAGATTAGAAGGAGATAGGTAAATATGGCAGGTATAACATCAGCATTATGTACTAGTTTCAAAGTCGAATTACTCGAAGGAGATCATGATTTTAATAACGGAGCAGACGCATTTAAAGTAGCGTTGTTGAAAGCTAACGCAAGTATCACAGGTACTTACGACGCGACAACAACTAACTATTCAAACGTAACTGGAAACTCAGATGAATTACCGAACGGCAGTGGTTATACTACTGGAGGATATGCATTAACAAATGTTAATCCAACGTCAAGTGGTACAACTGCTTTTACAGATTTCAGTGCTAACGCCGCATGGTCTTCAGCAACATTTACTACACGTGGTTGTATTATTTATAATACAAGTGATGGTAACTCAGCTGTAGCAGTAATTAATTTTGGAGCAGACTATTCAGTTTCAGGAGGTACATTTGAAATACAATGGCCGACAGCAGATTCAAGTAACGCTATAATACGTATAGCATAAAGGAGTAATAAATGGCATCAACGTGGACTAACGCCGAGTTGAGGTTAATGGCTACAGGTGAAAATGATAACACCTGGGGTGACCAAACTAATTATAATTTACAACGTGTAGACGATATGGTTAACGCCTATATCGGCGTAACATTATCTGGAGCAACTAAGACTTTAGATTTTTCAAATGACCCAACTTCTTATACACAAGAAAATGGTCGTTGTAAGATATTAGATTTTACAGGAAGTCCAGGAGCTACGTGTACAGTTACATTTCCTAATAAGAAAATGTGGTATTATGTTTTAAATAATACTGGCGATAGTAACAATATAATTTGTACCACTGGATCAGGTACAACTTATACAGTAAATGCAGGTAGAGATGCGATTATATATGTCAATGGCTCTAACGCTATTTACAATGCAATTAATGATTTACAAGTAAATACAGTTAATGGAATTGATCCAGCAAATAGTGCGACAAAAGGCTTTGCAATCGCAATGGC